CTAATCCCCTACCTCGACGATCGGCGCCGCGAGGGCGTCCGTCTGCAGCGGGACCTGGGCGAGCTCCGTCGTGCCGTTGGACTGAAACACCGTGAGCGCGTCCGCGTGCGTCGTGGTATCGCGCTTGTGGCCGGTCGTCATGGCCAGCGCGCCGTAGAGCGAGTTCACCACGAGCGTCTCGCCGTGCGGCGAGGCCTCGATCGCGCTGGTGTGGCGCCGAGCCAGGATGTCGGCGATCTTTTGGCACGCGTCGAGCGCGAGCTGCGCCGCGGTGATCGCGCCGACGGCGAGCGTCATGGCGGGCTGCGGGTCGCTGGAGAGGAGGACCTTCGCGTCAGAGCCGAGCGTCAGGGTGGGTTGGATCTGCACGTGCACGTCCTCCCAGACGCCGTCCGGATCGTGGAAGGCGAGGTCCACCTGATTCGCGGTCATTTCGGTCGCCGTGAGCTGGACACGCACTACGGCCGAGCCCGCCGGGGCCACGGTGGGCAGCGTGGCGAGTGGGGCAAAGGCGCCGTGATCCTTGCTCACGGTCACGTCACCCGCCGCCAGGGGAGGGCTCGCAAACGGCTGCCCGGTGGCCGTGGCGTACAGGATCAGGGAGAACTCGTAGGCGCGTCCGCGTTGGGGTTCGGGCATAGGGGCTCCTCTCGTCAGTTCGGAACGCCAAGCGCGGCAAGAACCTCGCCCATCGTGAGACAGAGATGGTCGGCCGCCTTATACATGAGTTCGGGCTCCATGGGGCGATCCAGGGGCCAGTAGATAATCGTCTGCTTTCCCGCACCAATGGCGTAGCCCAGTTCGAGATGGGCCGAGCGTCCACAGGGGAGGACCAGCAGCAGCGTGTCGCACGCCTTGAGGGCATCCATATCGCAGCGAAACCCCTCTTCAGCCCGTGGGTGTGCCAATGCCTGCCTATAGTGGGCAGGCAGCCACTGCTGCCAGTCGGGATCAATCTCGTGCCAGTGGAAGCCGTCATTCCCCGGAGCCGGATGCCGGAAATCAAAGAAGGACAGCTCGGCAGCACGGATGACTGCCAGTACGCCCTCATAGAGTGGATTCCGCCAGGAACTCGCCACATAGATCACGTCGTCATCTCCTCTGGCGCAGCACCATCCGGAGGTGGTGCGTCTGCCGGGTCGGGGGTCGCCAGGATCTCGTCCAGCACCTGCACGGCGCCCTCGATGCGCAGCAGTGTGTCCGCGATCTGGATACGGCGTTGATCGAGCTGCGTCAGCGCGTCACGGCCGGTGGCGAGTTCCTGACGCAGCGTAGCCAGCCGTGTTTCCGCTGCAAGACGGAGCGCGGTGCTCATAGGAAGCGCGCCGCCACGGCTGCCAGACCATTGTACCCGTTTTCGATGCCGCTCAGGATGGCCCCCGTCATCACGAAGGCCGCGTCGTCAAGTTGCGTCTTGGTCAGGCCACTGAGGGCCGCCACTTCGTCCATCTCTTCTTGTGTGAGCGTTTCCTTCACGCCTCCGGCGCTATCGTAGATGGAGCGCAGGCTCTCGAGTTTGGGCTGCACGTCCGCCAGGAGTTGCTTGGCGATAGCGCACATTTTGGCGATGGTGTCGGACTCCAAAACAGACATTGGCATACGAGTCTCTCCTACGCCCCCAGGGCGTCTTCGAGGGTGGCAATACGGGCGGTGAGCGTCTGCACCTGCTGCGCCAGCTCCTGGCAGGCCGCGGTGAGCCATGGCACGAGCTTACTATGGTCAACTTGTTGCGGGACTATTTCGCCCTGTGGACCAACCTCGTCCGGCTCCCCCGTCACCGCTTCGGGGATCACCTGCTGCAGCTCATGCGCCAGGAAGCCGTGCCCCTGGCTGTCGTCCGCGTTCCAGCGAAACGCCACAGGCCGCAGCGCCCGCACGCGCTCCAACGCGCCGGCGAGCGGGGCGATAGCGTGCTTGAGGCGTACGTCGGAGGAGGTGTTGTAGCCCGTCGCGCTCGCCGACGTGCTAATGCTACCGACAGCGGCGCCGGCAGCATTGGCAAAAATGACCGCCGAGGCTGCCCCCGTATCGACCGTCTGCTGCAACCACATGCCATGAGTCGTGGCCTTATTCCAGAGGACATTCAGATACGCCTGTGGATGGGGCGCGACATTCAGGCCGAGCAGGCCACGTAGGTAGGTATTCCCGTTCACATCGAGCGGCACGGTGGGCTCGATGTTCCCCACCCCCAGGTTTTCACGAAAAATCCCCCGGACGGCAGAGATAAAGCGGCCAGCTTGGGCCACTTCCGCGACCCCCACCCCACTATTGCCGGTGAGCAGGCTCCCTTGGACATCGGCGCCCGTGACCTGCGTCATGTTGAGCGCCGTTCCCCCCGTAATCGCCACCGCGCTCGCGTCCTGCGTCGCCATCGTGCCCAGCGCCAGCGCCGTGCGTTGCGCCGCCGCATCTGCCGCCCCCGCGAGCGAGCGCCCCGCCGCCGTGAACGCCGTGAGCGCCGCCGTGCCCAGCCCGGTAAAGTAGGGGAGGCGATCCGCCGCGCTCGTGAGCCCCGCCAGGGCCTGGAGTTCGGCGTCCTGCGCCTGCACATGCGTGCCAGGCACCAGCGCCAGCGTCGTCTGCATGGCGGCTTGCGTCGTATCGTCCAGGAGCGTGCGTGCCAAGGGCGTCAGCGGCGTCTGGGCGAACGTATCCGCGCCGGTGGCGTAGGGGAGCTGGTCCGCGCCCGTGGCCAGTCCGGCGAGCGCGGTCAACGTGGCGTCCAGGGGTTGTCCGCCGCCCGCCGTCATCGACACCCACGCGCCGGCTTTGCGGCCCTCGAAGTCGGTGCCAGTCCAGCGCATGATGCCATCGGTCAGTGCCGACGTGGTGCCAAGCTTGATCCCGCTACTCACTTCCAGCCGTTCCTGCGTCAACGCACTGGAGGCCAGCAAGAGTTGATCGCCAGCCGTCGCCGTGGTGAGTTGCGAGGGCTGCGCAAAGGGATAGGCCACGCCGTTGCCGTTGTTCCAATAGTCGGTACGCTCCTGGGCGGTCAAGATGCGCTTCCAGAAGCCGATCATGTCCACGCGCCCATTGAGCGACTGCGTGGCAAAGCCGACCGTGCGCCCCACCTGAAAGGGATGCGTCGAGTCATACGAGCCGACGGTATTGGCGGTTTGATTCGGCGTGCCGTTATTCACCTGGAGATATTGGATGTCGGCCACATGATCGTACCAACCGATCAGGAGACACCACTGGTTCTGGACGGGCACGAACGAGGAGGCGGTCGTCACGAAACCCGTCCCACTCCCGACCTCAAAACGCCAGGCACTCGCATACTGCCAGAGCATGTATTCCACATTGTTACTGCTCACGGCAGCCGAGCCCTTCCCCACAAAGCCCATATCGTTCGTATTCGTGACATAGACCCAGCAGGCCAACGTAAAGCTCAGGTTCGGCGCTGCCGAGAATGTCGCGTTATCCGCGACACTGAGATACGTGCCGCTGGTGCCGTTCATGGCGAGGGCGCTGCCAATTTTCCCTGTCGCATTCGTGACCTGGATGGTCGTGCCGGTCGGGACCAGATGATTCGTGCCGACCGCATCCAGACGGTTGCCGGTCGCTTCCTCCAGATCCCAGTACGCCAGCAAGCCTGTCGCCAGCGTCGTCGCCGCAATGGCCGTGCGACTCCAGTAGTTCGTGCCCCCGACCGCCGGCGTTGTCCAGGCCCCACTGCCATCGAGGTACTGCGTGGCCGTCCCCGAGAGTTTGCGGAGCAAGCCGTGCGCCGTCGTTGAGGCGTCTTTGGTGGTCACATCGCTAAAGCCGAGCTTCGCCTCCGTAATACTGGCGTCGATCACACTGGCGGTCAGCGCGGGCGTGGCATCCGTGTAGGTCAGGTCAATCGTGGCGCTATCGACCAGCATGGCGCCCACAGCATCCTGCGCCTGCTCGTCCGTGTAGCTCGCCCCCGTCGGCGGCACGGCCCACGTCGCATCGCCGCGCAAAAACTGCGTCGTGCCGCCAGGCGCTTTCGGCGTCAGGCCGTGCGCCGTGGTGGAGACATTGGCCGTGGTGACATCCGTGAAGGCCAGATCCAGATCACGGACCGTCAGTGTGTTGGTCGCACCGCTGAGCGTCTTGCCGGTGAGCGTCTGCGTGTCCGTCGTGCCGACCACGGCCCCGGTCGGCGCGGCCACGGTGCCGAGCACGCCGTTCGTGAGGCGGGCCAGGCCCGAGCCGCTGCCGCGCTTCAGGAGCTTGCCGCTCGTCCCGTCAAAGACCGTCAGCTCGCTATCGACCGAGAGCCCGACGCTGGAACTGACGTCGCCGCCGCCTCCACCGCCCCCCGGTGGGACGGCCCACGTTTTATCGGCGCGCAGGAACGTGCTCGTGCCACCTGGCGCAGTGAGCAGGGCGAGATCGCCGAGTTCGAGCTTGGCACGCGCGCCGGCCGGCGTGGTGGCTTCGGTGCCGCCGCGTTGAAGAGGCAGCGGGACGGGGATGGCCGGACGGGTGATGGTGAGGGACATGGGCTCAAATCTCCTCGTTTTGGGTTTGATCGAGGCGACAATCCCCGCTGGCCGTGAGGATCACCACCGGCCCTTCCCCGGCAGAGGACTGGAGCAGCACGCCGGGCTCCTGCACGATGGGCTGCGCCACCAGATCACTGTAGTCGAGCGCGCGGCCCGTGGCGACGCGCAGCGCGGTCCCAAAGGACGACTCGGAGAGCCACTGCAGTTGCAGCGCCAGGGTCTGGCCAAACGCCATGGAGACCTGTGTCGTTTGCAGGACCGTAGCCGCCGAACCAAAGCCCGCCGCGACGTGCACCAGACGCACCTCCCAGGTCTCGGGCGTGCTGCCGACGACGAGCAGCGCGGCGTACGCCGTCCCCGTCGTCCCCGTGAGATCGTCCTGCGACGTCGCGCCGTAGACGCCGTACATGTCCTGGCCTGTCTCGCCCGCCACGGGTTGCACCAGCGTGCTCACGCGTCCCTGGCGAAAGCCCCGGTTGCTCGCCTGCGCCCAGCGGCCCTGGATGGCGCCAGGACCGTCGGCGGACCCGACCAGGCGCAGCGAGCCGCTGCCGACGACGGGTGTTGCAACATCCAGGTAGGCCTGCTGCGTGACACGCGCATAGAAAAATTCCCACTCTGCGAAGGCCACCGCGTCTCCTAATCGGGCGTCGGATACACGTACACCCGCGCGCCAGGCTGCGGTCCCGCGTGCGGCGTGCCTGTCGCCGCATACACCTTGCCGTGCAGCGTGAGTTGCGCCAGAGCGGTGATCGACGTATTCGTGTCCGCCACGCCACTCCCATCGGTGCTGGTCGCGAAATTGGCCGACCGCCGCCACTGCGCGCCCGCCATCGCGCCCGGATGATAGACCCAGAGACTGAGCAGGGGCGTGGCGCTCAGGGAATGCCGCCCGACAAAGACCCACGGCCACGCGTCCTCCTCCTGCATATAGAGAGCCCCGAGGACGCCTGGGCGCTGATTCCCCCGTTCGGTAAAGCTGCGCACGAGCGTCGCCGCCGTCGTCCCCAGCTCCCACATGTCCACCCGGTCGCCTGCCTCAGTGCCGGTGGCAATCATACTATAGTTGGCCGCACTGATCCGGTTGCGGATTTCCTGGGCATTGGAACAGCGCGTGCCGGTCAGCCCCTCGAACGTATACGGCGCCCAGACGTCGGGCGCCAGCTCATCGTTGCGCATGGTGTAATACGTCAGCAGCCCGCTTGACGCTTCGATGAAGGCGACCAGCGCCATCGGGTCTGGAAAGAGATTGAGACGCATGATGGACAGGCTGCGCACGGCGTCGCCCGTCGTACTGAGCACCAGAGACGGGGTCGCGGGCGGCGTCCAGCGATAGACGTCGCCCGCGCTGGTGCCCAGAAACAGGCTGCCCGCATTCTCCAGCATGGCCGTCACGACCGTGCCCCCTGGCAGCGGACAGGCCAGCGTTGGCGTGGCAAAAAATGCCGCATCCAGCCGCCAGACCTCCGACGCCCCAGGACTGCTCGTGGGGTGGATGGGCGCATAGACTGGACGCAACGTCTGGGTAGGATCACTGACCTCATCACTGAAGATGCCGAGCGCCGTGCCGTCGCCACCCCCGACCGGTGTCAGGGCCGGCGTCCAGTCCGTGCGGGACGCGCCGCCCACGTCGGAGGAGCGCCAGACCGGGGCCTGCGCCGAACCGGGCAGGCCTCCAGCCCCGAGCAAGTCGGTGACCCCGGCCTCGGTATCGACCAGGCGCATGAGTGCAGCCAGCAGCGGAATGGGCAACGTCGCCTGGTGGTGCCAGGGATCGTCCCCTGGCCCCGGCCCATCGTCCGCGTCCCAGCGCTCCCGCACGCGCGCCGCGCCGGGGGGGCCCATCGGGCCCCTGGGGCCGCCTGGGTCCGCGGGGTTGCCGCTCGGCGTCAACCCGCCCACGTCCCACGTCTCCCACACGCCACGCACCAACCCGGATTCCCGCAGCGTGAGTCCCAGCCCGAGCCCGGGGGCCTGCGCCGTGAAGGCCAACGCGTACCGGCGCATCTCGCCGACAAAGGGTTGTTGCCCCATGAGCGGCGCACGCACGGCGACGTGGTCGGTGAGACTCAGGGGCAGCGCCGGCAGCGCCGCCTGGAGCGCGACCTCCCGCCTGAGCACACTGAGTTGGCGCACGAACCGGGACAGCAGCAAATCGGCGGTGGCCGGATCGGCAATGAAATCACTGTAGAAGTCAAAGCGCGCGCGCGTCTGGAGGGTCGAGGCCGCCTGGCTGCACAAGGTCTGGAGTTCGGCGTACTGGCTGATCGAGTCGTCCGGCGTCACGTAGATGACCGCCGCATACTGCCCGGCCTGACTGGTGGTCACCTGCGTGGTGACGCGCTGATACCACAGATAAAAGTCGGTGTAGGCCTGGTCCATGGGCAGCCCCTGCACCTCCAGCGTCTCCTGGACAATGTCGTGCTGGCTGTCGAGATGCAGCACGGCCAGGTGGTCCGGATCATCGGCCGTGATCTTGTAGACGCCGTCCAGGTCCTTGAAGACGGTACAGAAGCATTCCTGCGACATGCGGGTGAGCAGCGCATCGGTCCGCCCTGGATCGGGGATATAGCCACTAAAGAGCCACTCGTTGCGGCGATCGGCCGCGACCTGCACACTGACCGGATCGAGCGTGAGATGGGGCAGGAAGCGGGCAAAGATGGCGGCCATGAGGAGCACGGGATTGCGGCCGGGCGGCAGAAACCGGATACCGTCATACTCGATCGTCTTCCCGGCGCTCGACGCCTGCCCGAGCAGGGAGATGCGCACCGTCGGCTCCGTCGCGACGAAGGCCAGGGCGAGTCGTTGCCATTCGGACGGCCCGCGCAGCACGCGGGCGGTGTACAGGGTCGGGTTTGTCGGCGTGCCCAGGTGAATGATGCCGTCCCCTTGTCTGGATTCCTCTGCCACAGCGATGCTCCTACGGGGCGACCGAGACCACGGCGGTCGTGACCTCGATCGGGGGAATCTGGCCAATATAGCGCCCACTGATCGCGATGACGAAGCGGTAGTCCCCGCCCACCGGCGTGACGGTGCTCTGCAAGCGAAACTCTGCCTGTCTCCCAGACGGGCCCGCCGGCTGGTCGGGCTGCAGATAGCGCTGATACTCCGGCCGCCCGCCCCCAGGCACCGGCCACAGATGGACCTCGACCGTGACTTCACTGAGCGGCGGGAGGCTGCCGAGCGTGACGCCCCCGACGCCCCCCGCGGCGGCGTAGACCACGTCCGTGCGCCCAGCCCACAGAAAGGCGGACACGCGCACATCCAGTGCCACCGTTTGCCCGGGTGCGAGCGTCAGTGGTTGCTCCATGGTCGCCCGGTATGAGGCATAGCCCGCGGCCCGGTACCCAAACGACGAGGTGGGGTCCGGATCGTCTTCGTACAAGGGCTTGACGGGTAAGGTAAAGACCTGGCTGCCGTGCTCGTTGACCGTGCTGGGTAGTGGAGGCTCTGGCGGTGGCTCTGGCGGTGGCTCCGGCTCCGGCGGCGGGAACGCATAGCTGGGCTCCGCATGCTCCATGCCCTCCGTCTCGATCTCCCAGACCGCGGCCGTCGGCTCCGGAAATTCTGGAGGCTCCGGAGGGTCCGGAGGATCGGTAAAATCCCCATTCTCCAGGAGATTCCCGCCTTCAGCGCCGCCGCCAGTGGCGTCCACCTGCACCGGCGTGCGCCAGTTGAACAGCACCACATAGCGCTCGCCCACCTCGACCGCCACGTCTTGCGTGACACCCACCAGCGTGGTGCCGACGTCCTGGAGCTGCAGCTTATAGGACCCGGCCTGCACGGCCTGGAGCACCACGGCCGCGGTGGTCCCTGGGAGCGGCGTCCAGGGCGCCAGCGTGCCGGTCTCAAAGCCGCCATTGAGGAGCGGGGGCACCGGGGGTACCGGGCTCACCTGCACATCCACCTGCACACCCTCGTGCGCCGTCGGCAGTTCGAGCACCGCCGTCCCTGCCGGCAGCCCCGGGGCGTCCGTCACAAACGTATACGTGTCGATCACGCCGTCCTGATCGCGCACCGCCAGCAGCTCCAGCGGCGAGAGGCCCAGCCCAATGAGGTACCGGTAGACGTTCGGTGGTGCCAGCGTCACGGCCTCCCCCGCGAGATGGGTCACGGGCGCACTGCGGACCGGCGCGAGCAGTTGCAACGCGGAGGCCCCATCGAGGAGCAGTCCGACCCGCCGGCCGCTGTACGTGATCGTCTCCCCTCCCACCACCATGGCGCCCGCCTCAGGAAAGTTCGCGCCCGTCTCTTGCAGGTTGATCGTCTCGACGTCCGACGCGGGCAGTGGGGTCGCCAGCGTGCCGGTGGCCACCGACGAGACGAGCGTTGGCGACACCCCGAGCGCGGTCCCGATGATGAGGGGAATGGTCAAGCCATGGGCCGCCAGGGGTGCGCCGGGGAAGACGCTGGTGCCGAGCGGGACTTCGATGTCCCGGTGGTCTTGCGCGAGACCGTCCACGATCGTGAACGTAAGCACGCCGCGCGTGAGCCGTGGCGCCTGCACCCGGCCGCTAAAGAGCGTGAGGATCTGGCTGTCCGTATGTGCCACGCCACCGAGAAACCCACCCCAGACGACGGCGGGCTGTTCACTCAGGGTGAGGAGGAGACGTTGCACGGCGTCCAGTGGAGCGCCCACCTGCCCGGCCTGGACGCGCACCTGGCAGGTCACCGTGCCCAGTCGGGAGGAGCGATCATCCGCCAGCTCGATACTGATGGCGCCCACCCCCTGGCCCATGGGCGCGAGGTACGGGTAGACGAGCATCCCGGCAGGGAGCCACCCATCGGGCCAGGGCCGGGCCGTGAGCGCCAGGTTGCGGCTGGGCAGGAGGACGGCGAGGAAGTCTTCCACCCCCAGCCCTTGCCGGTATATGGCCACGAGCGGCGCCCAGGCGTCCGAGACCGCGCGCATGCTTAGCCCTCCTCCCGCAGCACCAGCGTCACGCTCAGACGCCCGGACGATGTTTCTTCCCACGTAAAGGCCGTGTCGAGGAGCCAGCGCACCGTACGGCTCACCCCGCGCTCGTCGACCCAGGTAAAGGGCTGCTGGCTGCCGTCGATGAGCGGGTGCCACAGGAACGCCCACAGGGCGTCAAAATCGCTCTGCGACAGACCGCCAAGCTGCACGGTATAGCGCGGGCGTGGGGCGGCGTATTTCAGCGCCAGGGCCTGCATGCCATCGGTGAGCGCGACCACCTGCCCGGTCTCGATGGACGTCTGTGCCGGCCACGTCTGGCCGCGCGTCAGCGTGACGGTCGGGACGCCCGCTTTGACGAACTGGGGATATGCCATACCCTATCCTGTCAACGGCCGTCTGGTCAGATCGGCCTGCCTGAGATACGGCACCAGATCCCGCGCCAGCGTGGCGGCGTCCTGTGCCTGTGTCTGGATGACGAGATTATACGTCGCGGTGCGCTGCGTGGTCGTCTCGGGGATCCCACTGCCCGGCCGCGTCGTCCCCCCGCCGATCACCAGGGAGCCGCCGGAGGGGCCGGTGGGTGCCATGGGCGCGGTGGGCGCAAAGCCGCTGCCGCCCCCGGTGGGCCGGGTGCCGGTCGTGCCGCCACTCGGCCGCGCGCCACTGCCGCCGCCCGTGCCGGTCGCCGTGGTGCCGGTGCCCGTGAGGGTGCCGGTGGCGGTGGTCTGCTCTTTGTTGGCGGCCAGAATTTTGTCCAGGATCGCTTGCTCTTTCTGGAGAATATCATTGTAGCGTTTGAGAAGGGCTTCACGGTTTTGGAGGGTAACGCCGAGATACGGACCCGTGCCACCGGTAATGTCGCTGATGATTTTCTGCGTCTCGGCAATCTGCTTGCGGATGCCTTCTTCGTCTTGGGCGAAGGGCGTGTCAACGACGATTTTTGCCTCCATCAGCTTGCGCGTGGCCTCGGAGAGTTCGGCAATGGCATTCCCGTAGGCATTCACCTCTTTGCCTGCTGCGTTGAGCGTATGGCCGAGCATGATGGCGGTCTGGCTGAGCCCTTTCGTCGAACCTTCCAGGGAATCGACCGCGCCCTTGGCTCGCTCTAAGGCGCCACGGGTTTGCAGGACCGAGGTATCAATCGCTTCAAATGCTGTCTTGCCAGCCAGCGCAATCTTACCAAACGCGTCGACATAGGGCTTGGGGAGATCGTCGCCGGTCTTCCGGGCAATGTCCAGCATCGCGTTGTTATTTGCCTGGAAATTCTCTGGGAGCTTCTGAAAGCCAGCCGTATTCAGAAGATCCAGCACTTCTAACCATTTCTTCAGCAGTTCTTCAGGCGTGGCGAGTCCCGAGATGCGGATCGTCTCAAAATCATTGAGTGCTTCAATCGCGGTGCGCTGCAAGGCTTCGCGCGTTTGGAGATCCATCCGTTCAAAGGCTGCTTGAATACCGTCTGTGGTCGTACTCGCGCTGGCACGCATGGCATCAAACGCTTTTTGAAAATCAGCGGGCAAGGCCCCAAAGCGCTCGCGCAAGACCACAGCGGCGTCTTCATACGCCTGGCTGATCTGACGCGCGGAAAACTTCCCGCTCTCTTCCATAGTTTTCAGCTGCGTGATGACGGTCTTCACGGAGCGCTCTAATTCTTCGGTCGGAATCGCCTTGATGACGTCGCCCAGCTTCAGTTTTTCGAGCGTCGCCTTGAGGCCGCTCGCGGCGCTATTGGCCTTCTCAAAGTCTTGCTGGAGGGCCTGCTGCGCCTCGCTGAGTTGCTGCGTACTCTTGCTCGCGTCCGTCGCGGCCTTTCCCTGCTGCGCCAGCGCTGTGCTCTGCGCCTGGGCAGCGCTCGTTGTCGCGGCCACGGCCTTCCTGGCGCCGTCCTGTGCGGTACCGAGACGGTTGGTGCCCAGCACAAAGTCATCGGCCATGCTCGTAAACGTCGCGCTGGCGCTGGCGAGATCCCGGCTGAGTTGCTGACTCGTGGCGGCAAGCTGGCTGAAGCGCCCATCCGAGAGCCCGAGCGCGCTGGCCCCTTTCTCCAGCGCGGCAAAGACCTGCGCCAGTGGCGTGACCAGGCCATCGACGAGGTATTGCCCAAGCTTTATCACTCCAGCGGTGGTGTACGTAAACGCCGCATTGAGCAGATCCCAGCCCGCCGTCACAAAGTCGATAGCAGGCCGGACATTCCCCGTGAGGAGCGCATCAAAGACCACGAAGGCGTTGTACGTGTCCGTCGCATTGCCGGTCGTTGTGAGGAGATTGGCATTGAGCGTCTGGAAGGCGTCGGACTCGCCGATGAGCTGAAAAAACTGCTGAAAATCCGCCGTCAGCGCGCGCAGCGTCTCGCTCTGCGCGAAGGCGCGCCAGAGCTTCGTCACATCAGCCGCCAGGGTCGCGGCTGCACCGGTGATGCTGGTAAACGCGCTGAGGAGCGGTGGGGCGACTTCCTGTACCAGGCGATCCAGGGTGTTGATGAACGTCTGCCAGGCCGCCCCGGCGCCCGCCAGATTCTTGCTGGCGGCTTGCTGCGCCAGGCCGGTGACGTTGGCATACGACCCGACCGTCTCGTTAAACGTCTCGAACTGCGTGCCGGTGAGGGTCAGGGCGGCGCGAAAGCCCTCAGAATCGTTAATCAGTTCCTTGAGGCGTTCGGCACTCCCGCCGGTGACCTCGTTCAAGCGCCGAAAGATGCCCGTTAAGCCTTCCTCCGCGAGGACCTGCTTGACGTTGATGCCCTCAGCGGCGAATTTTGCGCTGTTCTGAATGAGTTGCTGGAAGAAGGAATTGAGGCCCGTGGCAGCCGTATCCGCATTCTTGAACGTCTGGGTCAGGACGGCGATGGCCGCATTGGTGTCGATGAAACTGGCACCTGTGGCGGCGGCCGTGGCCGCGACCTGGGGAAAGGCCTGCGCGAACTCCTCTAAGCGCCCCTGCCCACGCACGACCGTCTGGGTAAAGACGTCGGTAACGTACTGCGCCTGCTCCAGCGGGATACCGAACGCGGCCGCCGATTTGGTCACCGCGTTGATGGCGGTATCGAGGTTCCCGAGTCCACCCTTCGCCAGTTCAGCCGAGCGGGTCAGGACGGTGATGGCGTTGTCGGCGGGGACGTTCGCGCCGAGAATGTCGTAGAGGCCTTTGGCCAGTTCGGTGGACGAACCCAGGGCTGGTGGGAGGGCTAAGAGTTGTTCACGCAGCGTGCTCAGTTGCCGCTGGCTCACCGTGCCGAGCGCGTTAATGCTGTTGAGCGCGGCCTCAAACCCGGTCGCCGCGGTGGCCGCCGCGCCAAGCGTCGTGGCGATGCCGGCCACGCCGGCGAAGCCCGCCGCCAGGCCCGCGGCCGCTTTGGTGCTCTGCGCCAGGCTAGACGCAAAGGACGTGCTGCTCTGTGTCCCCTGGTGCTGTGCCTGGGTCTGCTGCTGCGTGGCTTTGGTGGTGTCTTGCAGCGCCTTATCGAACTGGCGCAGCTCGACGATACCTTTGTCAGCATCGACCAGTATTTCTAACACCACTGGTGGCACAAGCGTCTCCTCCTAGCGTTGGTCCTGCATGGCCTGTTGTTGGGCCTGCACGTACTCCGCGAGAATGACGAGTCGCGTCAGCAGCCAGTCGGCGGCGTACGCATCCAGGTCATCCAGCTTGCGTAAGATACGTACCGCGTCCCAGCCTATTTTCTGCGCTTGCCAGAAGAGTTCCCACGCCTGCAGGTCGTCGGCAGACACCGGCGTGCCAGGACTGTACCCATGCGTGCGCCAGTAGTGACACGCCTTGAGCCCGCCACGGTCGCAGGGAATCTCCTCGCCCTCTTCCCCTAGTTGCGCTCTGCAGTCCCAGCAGGTAATGGACTTGCCAGTGCTGGGGGAGACGAGGGCGAAGCGTGCATCAAAAAATCGGTATACCTCTCGCGCAGCTGGTCTGGCGAGGATTCCATGGCCAGCTCATCGATGCGCTGAATCACGGCCCAGGGCAGATACGGGATAATCTCTTCGAGAAAGGGCACGGCTTGCATCTGCGCATCGAGGACGTTCTCCCAGCCCCGGATACAATAGGTCGCAATCGCCAGTTGCAGGCCGGCCACGCCTTGCATATCAAAGGTGCCGCGCTGGGCATACGTCGTGAGGAGTTCATGCCGCTTGGAGGGCGGCAACCGTCGATACCAGAACGTACTCTCTTCAAACGTGAAGCTCAGCCGTTCTTTGTCCGTGATGAGAAAGACGGGTTTCTTCAGCGGCGTCGCTGGTGTTGCCTGCCCGTTCGTCCCTTCTGCCATACCTCGCTCCTAGCGTAAGAGTGGATTGTTTGCCACGCCACACACCATCTCGACGCCCACCGGCCCTCCGAACGTCGTCGCCGGCATCCCCGCCGCCAGCGCGTCCGGCACCTCCGCCTGAAGGACATGCTGCACGCTCGGCAATCCCACCTGTACCGGGCTGGGCCGCACAGCCGTCAGGCGCAGCGCCGGCAGGGACCAGGTCAGGTGATAGGTCTGCGATGCGCCGCCGATCGGCGGCCCGGTGAACGCCAGTGCACCCATGAGCGGCGTGTCCGCGCCCCAGGCATCCAGCCAGAGATCACTGGCATAGCGCGGCATCTCGAACGCCAGTGTCAGCACCGGTGGCGCCGTGCGCGTATATTCCTCCGGTGCCAGCCCGGTGCGTGGACCAGACGTCGCCACCAGGTTATTCTCCAGCCGGACTTCCAGCGTCCGGTAGCACACCTCGTGCGCAGCCGTCAGCGGCGCACTCGCGCTGCGTGGTCCCAGGCGCAAGCGGCCGTGCCTGACGCTGAGCAGGGGCCAGCCGTACGGCGGGAGCGCCTGGAGCGTGGTAGCCGTATTGACGGCGGTGCTCCGAGACAGCGTCTCGCCCACCAGCACGACCTCGCCCTGCACCCGTTCGCCATCACTGACGAGGGCCAGCGACTGTACCATGCCGCTTGTGAGCTCCCACACACTGACCTGACGCCAGGCGGCAAACGTGCCCCGGCGTACCAGTCGGGTGGTTGGCGGCTGGCCGTCTGTCACCGGCCACGGCTCGGACGCCAGGTCTGCGCTGAGTTCGTATAGGTGCCGATATGCGCCCCCACCAAGCGCCTGCGGCCATGCGGCTGGCATATAGCCCAGGGCACACGCCAGGAGGGCCTCCAGGCCCTGATAGCGCCAGCGAAAGCCAATCCGCACGCTGGGAGCTTTCGCCACCACGTCGAGGGCGTGTGTCCCGAGCGAGTGCGCTCGCGTCACGACGGGGACCTGCTGCACCCCGGCGTCAAAGTCGGCGCTGAGAATCGGCCAGATCTCCCGCACCAGCGCTGGACTCGCCGCCGGCCACTGCGCGCCGTCCGTGGCCGATTCGTGCGCAAAGCCTGCCAGCGTCTGCGTCCCGATCGCCAGCGTCGGCACGTAGGCCGGTGGCACGTAGGTGCCGCGGCCCCAGCGAAAGAGGCCGAGCCCGAGCGCCAGGCCGCGCAGATCGCCGCGGGGCATCCGCTCACGTCTCCAGCAAGTAGATCACCGGGTTGCTGGTACTCACCGTGAGACTCGCTCCCGCTGCCTCATCCGTCAGTGCGGGCGGCGTCTTCAGGGTGAGGGTCGTCGGTGTCCAGGCCGTGGCCTCGAACGTCCCATTGTTGGCCGGCGTCGTCGCGCCACTGATGGTCACCGGGGCACCCGGTGCGACCGCGGGAAACGTCCCGCCCGTGATGGTCAGCACGTTCGAAGCAATGGCGATCTGCGCGCTGGTGGCCATACTCCCGCCCCGCGTAATCGACGCCTCGGTCGTCAGCACGCGCGGCCCGGGGCCTGCCGTGGGCGCTGTCGCCGTCACAAACGTGAGGTTCGGGATCACCAGCGTCTTCGTCTGGCCGGTGGTCGGATGCGTATAGCGCATCTGGGCCTGGAGCTGCGTATAGTCCTGACGCCAGGTGATGATTTGTTCCTCTTCCGTCCGAAAGCGGGGGAACGTGATCGCCAGACGAAAGGTCAGGAAGGCGTTCTCGATAGGCTCCATCGGATTCTGACTGCAGTTCGTATAATCGATCGCCATTGGTCTGGCCATCGTGAGCGTCAGCTCGCTACAGCACAGATCGTCCGTGGTGGGCGAGAGGGCATGGTCCTGTGTGCCAACGAGCAGTTGCAAGTGATGATGCAGCAGTCTGCGGGAGTCCTGGAGGAGTGTCACCAGGTGCGCATGCGTATTGAGCGTCGAGTTGAGCTGCAAGCCGCCAGGGATGACGCTCGTGGTCAGCACGACGCCATCGGCGTTGGACGTCCACTGGATCTGGGTGGCTTTGCTGCCAGGGTAATCCCAAACCCCCAGGACCTGTTTGTCAATGGAGATGGTCAAAGCCTTCCCTTGCAAGGAATCCACAAGGTCATAGCGGCCGGCCGCAAACGCCCCGAAGAAATGTTTGAGGAGCACCCACTCATTGGCATAGCGCATCGGGACCACAATATCACCGGTCGCTGAGAAATTCCCCTGCTCTGGTGTCCCATAGACCGGCGAGCCCTGCAACGATTCGTCGGGGATTTCCGCGTAGACGTCGTTGAGCGACTCGCTGATGCTCGGGAGGACCTGGGTGGTGAGGACGGGCGTCCCATACGCATCCTCTTCCCCCACCCCGATTCTGGTGAGATACCCGATACTAGTGACACTCTGCGGCTCAGCCACAAGGGCTCCTTTCTACGCGGCGGCGTGCACCGCAAATGCCTCCACCGGCCACGCGCATTGCGCGAAGTGACACAGGTGTGTCTGCCCAACCCTGCTGTGCGCCACCTGTTCGATCTGCAGCGGCCCGACGCGGTCGAACGCCCCGACCGTATGCGTGGGGCGCAGCAGCGCGGCGATCTGCTCGATGAGGTCCTGGAGTACGAGCTCACTCGCCTGACTATCGTCGACGCTGAGAAAACCGCGCAGCACCAGCCGCTCTTGTCCCCGGCTTTCCAGCCCAGGGCTGCGTTCGTGCTGCACGCTCTCGCGCGTCAGCGTCCAGGCCCGCAGCGCTTGGCTGTCGCCGAACACGCCGGACGCCAGATCCGGTTCCACCGTCAGGCGTTCGTAGGGATGCACCAGGCCGATGTCCGGGATGGTGGCGAGCTGCGCTGTCAGCCAGTCGCCCAGCGCGCGATACGTCGTGACCTGGTCGTCAGCGATGTTCTGCGCTTCGACCTGCAGGTACTCGCTGGCCACCACGAACGTCTCACTGAAGTGGACGTCCACGGTGTCTGCCAACCGACGTGGTTCTTGCCGCTCTAGCGTTGGAGCGGTGAGGTACTCGGCACTGCCTGGCACGGTGACCACACTGGCTAACGCGCCCTGCACCGCATCCACCAGGTCCTGATACACGCGCTCAGACGCCTGCTGGTCATCCAGCGCCAGGTAGCCCCGCAGCCGCAGCCGGTGCAGCCGCTCGACGCTCGCGTTGCCACGCCAGATCTCGGCAGTCCCGGCACGCGACAGGCACCAGAAGCGCAGCGTCGGTAGCGGCCCCATCACGCCGTGCAGGGCGGTCGGGTCGAGGGCGATGCGGTCGTAGGGGTAGACGTGGCCGAGGTCAGGAATGGCCTGGAGAGGCGTCAGCAGGGCCTGCATGATGTCAGTTAATGGCATCGCCATCCCCTACTTCTTCCAGCAGCAGATCGACCCGCGCCAGATCCAGACGATTCATGCCTGCCAGCGCGCGCGCAAAGCCGTACGTGCGCACGAGATCCAGCACGCGAAAGCGCTGCACGCCGTCCGGGAGGGGCAGCACGCAGGCGTCGCCGACGCTGGGGAGGTCCTGGGGTTCGGCGAGGATCTCCAAGATGGGTGTGTCAGCGACGAAGCAGCGGAGATGCATAGCGCATATCCCTCGTATAGGGCACAATATCCGAGGTACAATTTCAGTGTACCTCGTGGTACACTCGATCTCTGGTAATGGGGTAGCGCCTAGCTAGCGCTCGCCAAGTCTGTGGGCCATTCACCAGAGAGCCGCATTACCAGCACCATGAATGGAGGTGTTTATGGACCCGCAATTCCTGCTTGTCCTCCAAGAAATCAGTGCCACCCTCAAAGACATTGCCCAGACGCAGCAACAACACTTTGTCACCACCATTGCCTGTGCCCTCGTCTACCTGAGCGGCCTCGTGATGATCGCCTGGCGGCTCGACCGGCGCTTTGAGCGGCGCTTCGACGAAGGCCGCAAGGCCCTGGCTGACCTGCACGCCACCTCGCAGGCCATTGTGGCGCAAACCGCCGAACTGCTGAGGAGGAGCGCATGACCCCCGAACTCCATACCGCACTGCTCGACATCTCTCACCTGCAAGCCGCCAGCATTGTCCTTATTGCTGGCCTGTTTGGCTACGCCATCTATGCCACCGTCACGCTGGCCCGTATCCTGCGTGAAATGCGCGAAAGGCGCTAACTTCCCCCCTGTAACAACCGCGCCGCCCGCGCCATCGCCTGCGCGAACATCCCCTGTGCCCGCGGCGCCACGACGGCGATCGCATCGCGAAACATATGCCGCCCGCGTGTCCCCCGCCGGGCGATGGCCCGCTGCACGGCGTAGGCGGCGCGTTCGTTCCCCAGCACCCGTCTCGCCCACAGGAGCAGTGGCCCAATGGGGGCCCAGTGCGGCGCCGTCCCCTCTTCCACATACGGCGCGTAGGGTGCCTGGGCCCCGGTAAAGACTGTGCCCCGAATGGCGGCGCTGAGCGACGTGCCGGTGCTCACGTCCGTGGCGATCGAGGCGCGCAGCACGCCCGTGTTGACCGGCGTACGCTGCCGCGCTTCGCTGGCGACGTCCTCGACGATGGCACGGACGGCGAGCGTGGCCTCGCGAAAGAGGACCTGGCGGCTCTGCTCCGCGTGCAGCAGGGGGATGTTCGGGACGGTGAGCTTGTAGGTGATGAATGGTGTAGCCATGCGTTATGCCTCCCCCTCTTCCCCGCGTATACGCGTGATGAAACGATGCACCTGCGTAAGACTCAACGGTGTGCCTTGGCGCGTGGTGAAACCGCACGTAGCGAGCAACGCCACAATGCCGCGTAGAGAGGTCCCACGGCGATGCTCACGGCGAACACACGCGATCAGGGTTTGCTCCCTTTCCTCCGCCACCAGGGTCTTCCCATCGGGAGCAACGGTGAAACCATAGGGCAGATCCCCACCGGTACGCTGCCCTTGCGCGCGCTTGTGGACCAGGGCAAGCTTTGTCATCGTGGAGATACGTCGTGCGCATTTCACACAGAGCAGGCGTGGCTTCGGATTGCGTGGCCTGCATGCATGGCTGAAGGTCTCCGGATTGCTCGCTTGCCAGTACCGCACCATCGTAGTCTTCGAGCCACCAATGATGTGCACGACGGCATCTTGCGTGTCTTTCTCACCGCGCGTGCGCAACTCCACGCGGGCAGCGTGTATCTTGTCAAGAATCGCCCGCTTCAGCGCCATCAGCCCACCTGCCTTACTTGCATCTTATAAAACGGATGTCCCGGCCCACCCAGGATGCCTTGCACCTGCCACGTCGTGCCATCCGCGCGGTCGACATCGTCATAGCGCATCGGCGTCCACGTGACCAGCGCCGTCTGGATGCGGCACTCTAGATCGTTGCGCAGGATCGGCTCCAGGTCGATCTCGCTCGCCCGAAAGTGCTTGAGGCGCGCCTGCACGGTGTACACCACCGGCGTGGCGTTTGGCGCGCTGCGGTTGCGGTACGTCAGCGGTTCCATGAGGTCGCCATACATCTGCACCGCGTGGTTGGCGAGTTGATCCATGGCGATCTGGGAGAGCATAGGAGCACCTCAGTAGAGCTTGATCACCGTGCGCTTGCGTGTCCCTAGCGTCTGCAGCGTGCCACTGCTATCGAGCGCGAGTGCTCGGTCGTAATACGGCCGCTCACTCTTGCCGCGTTGCAGCGAGACGCGCGTATCGCCGTCGCCGATGTCCGTGGCCCGTGGGTCAATGAGACACACGTTGTCGGCGGCGAGGTACGTTTCAATCGTCTCGAGCATCGGATCGGCCGTCCCGGTCGGGACGAGATACGTGTCCACCATGACCGATGCCATGTCGATACACTGCTGCACCTGCTCGTCCGTCGCCGACGTGGGACAGATGAGGCGGACCTCCTCGATGGTCGTGCGCTGCGGCACGTGCGCCTCCTAGCGGTGTGAGCGCGCTCTGGTCGGCTCTTCCGCCGCCGGCGGTTCCTCGGTCGGCGCTGGTGTCGCCTCGGCCAGGACGTAGCCTTCCGGCGGGAGCGCAAAACGATCAGGGAACGCCTCAAGTTGTTCCTGCGTCGGCGTGATCACGTCGCCCGTCTTATACTCCACGGTGACCTGCGTGCCCTCGGCATCTTTTTCCTGGCGCGAGAAGGGCCCTGTTAAGCGATACTGCTGTGTCTGCGCTGGGACGTCTGCCACGGTCGTCTCTCCTATGCCAGTCCACTATAATGCACAATACCGGTCTGATTGGCTCCATCCGTCTTGATGCGCGGCACAATGGAGCCGATGACGCGCACGTGCTGTGCCAGCCCACCCATGATTTCCCACGGCACGTTGGCCGGGTCCAACTTGATCGCGAGATCGACGGTGCGCCGCTGGAGTTCCACAAGGGCGGCCTGGCCAGCAGGCATGGCAAACGTCGGTTTGATCGAGACAATCTGCGGGAAGGATTGCTGAAGACGCACGAGGGAGTTGAACGCAGTGTCCACGCCTTCTTTCGCGTGCAACTGGCCATATTGAGCCACATTTAAATACAGGCCGTACGGACCAGGACGGTGCAGGGCAAGCATATCGGTATACATGCCAAGAATCGTGGTATAAATCCCATCAGCCGTCGCCCAGGACGCGCCACTTTTCGTCACCCGGTTCGGATGCGTGCGGTAGCCGTAGATGGTGTTGCCATCCACCGAGAACTCTGACGCCCCGTTGACCAGCCAATTTTCAAACGTCTCCGCCACTGAGCGCTGCGCTTCTTCCGTGTACGCCGTATCGAGGGTCCCACCAAGGCGCTGCACCGCTTCAAGTTCGGTAATGTCGAACTCGTAGTCCTCAAACGCGAAGGGCAGTGGTACGAGGTGCGGCGTCACACGTAAGCGCTGGTTGTTCCCGGCTGCCGACGCCCGCATGTCCGTGGTGGCCGGGTCCATACGTCCGATGGCCTGATACTGCGACGCCGCAATGCCGAGCGAGGGAATGGTCTGCGTCAGGCCGCGACTGGTGAGGTCCATCACAGCGCCCATGTACTGCTCGGCGACGCGCAACCAGAGGTTGTCAATCTGCAGCCACTGTTCTCTGAGCAGCGTCGCATGGGTATAGAGCTGCGCCTCACGCGTCCTGGACGCCTGCACGCGCAAGTGCGCAATCCCCTGCGGCGACAGAATCGAGGGTGGTGGCCCGCCACGCAGGGCCTGGGTTTCAAGTGCAACAGGCATAGGGGCCCTTTCTATTGCGCGACAATGCGCACCAGCAGGCGACCGGGGGTGGGTTCGCCCACGGTCGATTCGTCTTCCATGGCTTCGGCGACGATGACACCCGTCGTCGCCGGCCGCAGCAGCCCGTTGCCGGCGGATTCCAGCGCGCTCCCCTTCGTGATCGCGACGCCGATGGCACACCGCGCGAAGATGCGCGCGCCCACGCTCGGCGCCAGGGTCGGCACGGTATCGCCCGCCGCGTAGTCGTCGTCCGCCCCTTTGCCAAACTGCCAGTTGCCGTCGGCAAAGAGCGGCGCGGCCCGCCCCGCCGCCGTCGCGTGCCGCCGCACTTTGCCGAGATCGGCGCCGGCCGTGGGGATCACCTCAATGAGATCGCCGGGCGTGATCACGGCTTGCGCAGTCGCGTGGGACTGGTTGCAGGGGCCCCAACGAAGGATGGCGTCATTATCAGCCATAGCGCTACTCCTTCTTGGTGAGGATGGAGAGGGGCTTCCAGGCGTCTTCACCGCCGTCCTGCTGACGCAGCGCAGGCAGGCCCTGGCCGGCGTACGAGGGCTCCTGGGCGAAAGTCAGAGGCACGAGCTGTTCCAATTCGTGAAGTTCGAGCGCCTTGAGCCGCGCTTCGCTGAGGGGATATTTCGCCGCCACGAGCGCAGTGATCATGGCCTGCTTGCGTGTGTCATGCGCACGGACCATTTGGCCCATAGACTCCCGCAGATTCTCCGGAAGGCTGGCGAGCGCTTCATCCACCGTTGTTGGTTCCGGGGCTGGTGGTGTGGGCTCGAGACGCGTGAGCTGCTCTTCGCTCATCGCTTCGAGCATGGCGCGGTCGCTCTCCGTCCACTTCGTCTTCGTGATGAGCGCGGTAACACGCGCTTTGACCGCCTCAGTGGCCATAGGAGGGTCCTCCTGTTCGTGGGTGACGGGCAAGTAGGTGGTCTGCCTCTGCACGTCCGTGGCGCCCTCGGTGAGGGCAATCTGGCCGTCCGTCTCGGTCCAGGAACGTTGCAGCAAGCGTTCGCCCTGGCGGTAGGTAAAGGTTTGATTGGCCACGTCGACCGCATCTATAAAGATCGGAGTGAAATCAACAGACATCTCCCGCGCCAGTGCTCCGTACAGACTTTCCCTAATGTCAGCGTCAGTCAGGTGTGTCCTTAGTGGTGGTGTCGGCAGTTGCCGCGCCAGCGCACAGACCTGCTCCTGCGTGCCATCGCCCACGTAGTAGCCATTGACGAAGACGGCCGGCGCACCCGGCTCTCTTCCGGTCTCTTCCTGCTGTACCTTGGGAGAAGCGTGGAGCGAGAAGCGAGAAGCAAGGAGCGTGGAGCGAGAAGCAAGGAGCGTGGAGCGAGAAGCGGGATCCGAACTTCCTGCTTCCTGCTTCCTGCTTCCTGCTTCCTGCTCCCTGCTTCCTGCTTCCTGCTCCTCCTGCTGTACAAACGTTTTGAGCGTGTGCACAAAGCCGCGCCAGCCGCGCGCCTGAGCATGATCCATAGGCGTCTCCTGATGGCAGGTGCACTGCTGGTTGAGGCGCGGCGAACCGCAGCCGCTCTGCCAGTCGCAGGCGCCGATGCCGTTGGGTAAGAGGGCGAGATGATCAGGCCGGAGATCGTGGTGCACCTCGCTGTAGGGCACACCGTAAAACGAGCCAGGCGTCTCTTCGGCATACGAGTAAAAGCCCGTGGAGAGCTCGAGGGGCGTCTGCGCTTCGAGCATGGTCATTGCCTGCACCGCTTCGCCACCCACCTCCTCCACCTGGGCGACGTCAAGCCAGAGTTCCGCCTGCAAGCTCGTGACCGTATGCCCTTGACGTTGGCCAGTCCCAAGGCGTGCACGGTAGAGATGCCCGACGCCGGAGGCGGCGAGGACCTCGGGGGTGCGCGCGCTCATGGGCACGCCCTGCGCATCGAGCGGGTGATTCAACACAACGGGCACGTTGTTCCAGTCAGGAGCGATGAGTTCGCTGCCGGGAATGTAGGCACCATTGAGCACACCTTCCACAATGAGCACAGCGGGAGCAGTGAGGTATTCGCGGTTGTTCAGGGTGAGACGCGCGGGTGGGACGGTCAGGGCAGTCTGGATGGTGAGGCGCCGTGTCGTGCGTGGCATGCGGGTGCATCCATAAAAAAAGCCCGGCCAATCGAGACCAGCTCGATCAACCAGGCGTAGTGCGTTCTAGAGGCCTGCGCTCACTCCTCGGAGTGGCGAGTTGCGACAACTATGGAATGCGCCAACACTTTTGTCAAGTTCTTACAGGCACTCAAGGCCGTGGCCTTGCCCGTGAGCACAATGTCACATTTGCCCAGATGCCCACCGGCGTGATGAAAGGTGACAGAGCCATTGGCCTGGCTCTCCAGGATATGCACCCACAATTCGAGCACGTCGCGTGTGACACCATGGCGCGCGAGCAGCGCGAGCAGGCCTGCAGTATGGTCAGACATCAATCACCCTCCCGTTCACGGCACACCGGCACATCGGGTGCGCGGGTGGATGCATCACCGGACCCACCGGCGTCTGAAACGGTTCGTCGAGGCGCACGCCGTTCGGGTTCATGCCAGGAATCGGCGCACAGGTGGTCTGACAGAGTCGGTCGTCAGGAGTCACGAGCCAGTGGCGGCGAAAACGCGCCGGATCGAGTGTCCCTTGCCGCGCCGCGTCCTGCCAAAGTTGGGCCTGGCCTTCCAGGCTCGCCCAGATGCTCTCCGTTCGTGCAATGCTCTCCACCCGCAGTTGCAGCGCCCGCCTCGCGGCCCGGTCCACGGCTTGTTGCGCCTGTGCTCGTGTCTTGCCGGCGTCGAGCAGCCGCTGGCGCAGCGTCTCCAGTGCCTCGGTCTGGCGCGGGGTGAGGCCGACGAAGGCCTCCAGGTCGCGCATCATTTGCGTCATGCTCCGGCCCTCCTCGAACCCGCTCCGGATCACCGCGCGCACGCTCTTCAGCGTTGTCTCGCCAATGCCGACGATCTGCGTCCCGGCGTAGGTCTCGATGGCCGTGAGGGCCTCGGGGACCACCACGCCAAACTGCACGGCGATGTCGGCCCCTAGTGTGGCTTCTGTGGCTGGCAGCACCGCCTCCGCGCTGCGGCTGGCGGTCTCGCGCAGGAGGAGTTGCAGCGGTAGACGCACGGCGTCGCTGACCGCACGCCAGGCCGGTGCGATGAGGCGCTCGACGTCGAGCAGGTTGCCACTGCGGAGCGCGGCCCGCATGGCGTCCGTGTCGAGGTCGGCTCGGTAGTCGGCGAACACCGTCTGCCAGAGCGTGCGGAGCTGCGGATACGCGCGGTCGGCTTCGCGGTGCAGGAGCTGCCACGCTTCGACGCGTGACGGGGTATCGACGAAACGGCGTTGCGCGGGGCGGGCGGCGACGAGGATGGTGAGTGGCATAGGCTAGAGGTCCTCGTCATCCGGGAGCGCGTCCGGGAGGGCATAGTCTGATTCTGGCGGCAAGCCCAGATACACGTTGCGAAATTCGGGTTCTGGCACCACCGTCGACGCCATCCCTTGCCCAGCGTATTGATTGAGGGCAGTGGCAATGTGCTGGGCCACCTCGGCTTGTTTCGCCGCACTGAGGGCAAAGAGATTCTCCCACACGACCGTATACGGCTGCGCCGGCGCAGGGAGGGCCCCCAGCAGCAACAGCCGATCAATCAGCGGCCTGAGCAGGCTCTGTTCCGCAAACGTCGTCTGGCGGCGCGAAATGCGCTGCAGCCACGCCTCTTGATCCTGGGTACTCGCGAGTTCCCCACGTTCGCTCCCGGTGAGGATGCGCTTCGGGATGCCCGTCGTGCCCGCGATCAGGTCGATCAGCACGTCGAAATGATCGCGCGGGCTCGCCGCCTGGCCGCTGAGTTCCTTGATGGTGGCGCCTTCGACGCGGATGTAGTCTTTCAGGCGGAACTGAAACTCCTCGATGGCCTGCTTAAAGACCTCCTCGTCCCCCGCCTGGAGTTGATAATCGTCACGTCCTTCTAATCCGATCAAGCGACTCGCGCCGCGCCAGAAAAACTCCGCACTGCCCCCGACGACCTTGAGCAGGTCCTCCAGGCGGTCAAACACCGGCTTGAGCCGTGGAATGCCGTACACGTCGTCATCGAGGCAGTCTTCGGCGACGTGCAGCACGCGGCTGGCGTGCACGAACCCGATCTTGCGCGGCAACGTGCGACTCGAAGACGTCGTGCTGCGGTTGAAATTGACCTTGTACACGGACGGCTGGCCAAAGAGCGGCGAGGCCGGGTTCGTCTCGAAGGCCTCAATCTCGGCAAACTCCTCGCTGTAGGGCGCCAGAAACAGCACGTCGTCCGGACTGCGCACCGGCCTGGCCGGCGCCGCCAGGTCGGGCTGTCCGCGCAGCCCGATGAGCAGCACACTGTACTGGCCCAGGTTGGCGAGCACGTCGGTGCGCACCAGCCGGCCATAGACGCCCAGACGCATGACCAGCGCCTGCCAGGCGACCTCGAAGGGGGTCTCGACGTCGTCTTGATCGTCTTCCTGCACGGTCGGCGGCTGGCTCCAGGTCGCCTCGGGGTAGGCGCGGATGAGCCGATGCGCCAGATCGCGCCGTTCGTAGCACTGCTTATAGTCGTCGTAGGTGAGCTCGGGCTTGTAGCCGAGAATCGCGGGGAGGTTGCGACGTGGTGCGAGCTGCCAGGGCGCGAAGGCCTCGCGTAGCGTGCGTGCCGTGGCCGCGGCGAATTGGCGCAGCAGGCCGGGGTCGGGAGTGAGGGTGTGGCCGTTCGTGTCAGCCATCGCCGTCGTCCTCCTCGGGTTCGCGCTGGATCGCGATCCCATGCATGTCGATCAGTTCCTCGGGGGTGTCCACGCCATGGAAGGCGTGGCCGTAGCCAGCCGCGATGAGTTTGGCGCGGATTTCCCGGTACGCGGTCGGACTGAGGGGCAGGATCACATACGTGTGGGTCTGTCGCATCGGCTCTCCTTACCAGGCACGAAGCCGTCTGCCTGCACTCTCAGGACAAAAGGTACAGCCCAGCCCATCGGCGAGATCCGGGCTATGCCCCAGGCGCCGTTTCATGCCGTCCTTGTCCTCCACCACTATACACCCATCACTGTCCAGGCGGTAGCGCACGCTGGCGAGCTCGCCCGCCAGGTCCTCGCAGGCCTCGCGCTCGTCCGCACGAAAGACGGGTTCCTCTTCGCGTAACCAGCGCGCCATCTCCAGCCACAGGTAGTCGCGCATGAGGCGCGGGCGCGGCTCCCCCTTGCGCGGTTGCACCGGTGGATCGTTGGAGACGTTCACGGCCACGACGCGCGCGGTGATCTTCCCCTGCGCTTTCAGTTCCGCCAGGCGATCATAGACGCCCGCGCCCAGGCCGATGACATCGACGTCAATCTCGTCTACCTGCCAGGCTTCCAGGACGCTCACGACGCGCCCCACGGTCACCATGGTGTCTTGCCGGGCATAGATGGCGATGTGATCAACCACGCGCCCCTGACGCAGCACCAGGGCGGTCCGGTCCGCGCCGAAGCGTGCCACGTCCACCCCGAGCTTGCGCGGTCCGACGCCGGCGACGCGTTCGCGCGTGGTGCAGGGCTCGGTGAGTTCGAGCGCGATGAGGATATCATCCTCTTGCTTGGGAAACTCGCCGTCGGCACGCACGCGCACGACGTTCGAGTCCTCACCCCACTTGCGGACCAGGCGCGCGCGGTAGTCCGGATCTGCAGTGGGGAGCGTGCTCTCTGAGGAGCGCAGATGAATCGTCGTATACGCGCCACGGTCTTTATGGTGGGACTGGTAAAACGTGCCGCTGGTTTTGGTGGGGTTGCCGAGCATGAGGAGACGGTTGTGCTTCCCGGCGATCGCGCCTTCCGCGACCTCGAAGATGGTTTCCGGGATGCCCGAGGCTTCGTCTAACACGTAGAGGAGATGCTCGGCATGAAAGCCCTGCAGGGCGTCGGGGTTTTCGGGACGGGCGGTGCGGGCGAGGGCGGCCCAATCCCGTGCGCCAGGATCATAGAGGCTATCCATCTTGAGCGTAAAGAGGTGGGAGAGCCACAGATACGGCGGATCGCCACGGCGCGCGCTGGCGTCGTCCGCGGCACGCTGCCACTTGCGCAGCTCACCCCAGAGCACGTCAGCGAGCTGATGCGCGGTCGGGGCGGTGCAGGGGATTTTGGCATAGTCGTGGGTTTCGAGGAACCAATAGATGATCCACGACGCACTGCTCGACTTGCCGGTGAGATGGCCCGAGCGCACCGACACCTTCGCGCCTGGGGGAAGGATGGCATCGAGAATCTGGCGCTGCTGCCAGGAGGGTTCGACGCCAAAGCGCTGGCGCACATAGAGGAGCGGAGCGTCGCGCCAGAGCGTGCGGAGTTCGAGATAGGCTTCTATGGGGGTGGGCAGGCTCTGGGGCTTAGTCCTGGGCATCGCTGCCACTTCTCGCGTGGGTGAGGAGACCTGACAGGCCTGTGACTTCGAGCGGTCCGCCATCCTTGCCGGTGTGCTCCACGGCTTTGAGCTTGGGCAAGAGACGATCGGCCAATTCTACGGCACAGCGCACTTCGATCTGTTCGTCCATGGTGTGCAGCATGCGACTCACGAGCCGTCGAAAGGGATTGGCATCCTGCTCGTGTGTCGTTTGACTCTCGATATAGGCCCAGAGCGCCTCGCGGGTCGTCACCGTCATGCGATTCGGAATGCCTTGTTTGCGCCCGGCTCCTGGGCGTTTGCCACCACGGGACATCGCGCACCGTTTGAAAAAGATTGATTGTTTTTCAAAGCGAACCTGCAGGAGCATGCCCCGCCCCGCGCCCCGTGTCAAGCGCCGGCGTCCGCCCGCCGGCGCGCCCTGCGCCGCTGCTCCGCCGTGAGCAGGCGCCGCACGAGCGCCGAGACGCCCTCGGGCTGGCGCTTCGCCCAGTCGCGCAGGGGACGCGGCAGGTCGATGTGCACGTCCACGTACCCTTTTGGCACGGGACCGGGTTTGTGGGGGTAGGATTCCATGGCGGAAGGGTACCATGTTGGATAATTATCCGCCAGGAGTTCAGGCAGACGCCGCTACGGCGCGGGCTGCCCGTTCGGCTGGCGTGCCGGCTCGCTCGTCGTGGGCGGCACGTTCGCCTGGCGCACCCAGGCCACCGCCTCTGCCGGGTCGGCGCGTTGCGACGCCGCGTTCGAAGGCCACACCCAGATGGTCGGCTCATGGTCAAAGTCGATATCGCTGAACACTGCCTCGGGATAGCGCGCCACGAGCGCGGCCATGGCGGCATCCAGGGTGGGAAAGGCATCGTCCTGGGCGAGGGCCAGGTCGGTCACGCGGATGGGCATAGGGGGCTCCCTTTCTGCTATACTGTGCTGGGTCTCTGGTGCGGTGTGCTGGCCAGAGGGACTGCCGGCGAGGTTAGGCTCCAACCAGGACCTCGCCGGTGGGCAACAGCTCGCTGCCTTCGTCGTCAGATCGTGGACGTCGCCGCCGTGGGCGGGGATCGTCGGTTAATCCAAGCAAATAATCACTAGACACACTCAGCGATAAGGCCAGACGCACAAGCGTTTCCCCTCGCACACCTGCCCCTTTCCCACGTTCGAGCGCATTCAGATTCGGTAAATTGAGTCCACAACGCAACGCGAGGTCTGTTTGAGTCAGGCCAGCCTGTATCCGTGCTGTCCTGAGACGATCAGCCAGGACCTGCATATCCAATCTACCCTCAGCGTCCGTGTCCATCGGCATCCTCCTTTCTGATATATCATACATTACTTTTCGGAAAAAAGAGAAAAAAGTGTGATGATTCACTTGATTATTTATATGAAACTTCCGATAATATAACTATAACAAAGGCGCGCTGACGACCCCGCAAAGAGAGCCAGCGCGCCTCGTGTCCCTCACCCCGTTACAGGAGATGAACGATGCAAAGTATCGGCCATGCCCCAAATTATTACAAGCGTGCCAAACGCCTGCACCGCGCCGCCTACCACCGCTCGACGCGGCTCACGCCGGAACGCAAAGCGCGGTTTGTGGCGGAGTCGATTACACTGAAAGAGGACGAAGGCCGGGCCTGGTCGTGGGCAGAGTACGGCCTGCACGACAACCCCGAGATGCAAGCGCTGGTGCTCGCCGCGCTGGAGGACCTGTAGTCATGGACGCCCTGGCAGAGGAGCATATTTCCACCTTTACGCAGGCTGTAAAGAGGACGTTTGACATAGCAATGGCGAAGCTCCCCGAGGCCCTGCACGGCCACCTGGAGCGCGCGCACGCCCTCGTGCTGCATCGCCACGTCTTCCCCACAGACGACGGCAAGCACGCCCAGGTCCTCTCCTCTGATGGCGAGCGCTGGTATCCGGTGAACGGTCATTGCACCTGTATGGACGCGACGCGCGCCCCGCAAGGGCTGTGTAAGCATCGCCTCGCGTTCGGCCTGTACCGCCGCGCCAGCGAGCTGCTCGCCGCGTCCGGCCCCGCGCCCGCCGCCGCACCCGCGCCCGCCGCGCTGCCCGAAGCGCCAGCGAGCGTCAACGTGCGGCTGTGTATCGATGGCCATGAGTGCCAGTTCACCATGCGCGATGCGGACGAAGCGCGCCTTGTCGAGCGCCTGCAGGCCCTGCTCACGCGCTTCCCGCAGCAGGCGAAGGACGGGGCGATCCAGGCGGCGCCCCAGAGCACCGCGCAGACCCCGCAGGCCGCGCCGATCTGTCCCGTGCATGGCCCGATGAAGGAGAGCAGTAAGGCCCCAGGCACCTGGTTTTGCTCGAAGAAACTGTTCGATGGAAGCTACTGTAAAGAGAGGATGCCCAAATGAGAACCTGGAACGATACGACGTATAAACTCGACACCAACGAGCACCTGATGCTCTGTCGCCACGACGCCTCCATCAGTCTGTGTCTCCCTGGTTATCTGACCGACGGGCGTGGCATCTGCCTGTATCTCCGCCCGGCGCACCTGCCCGAGCTGCGCGACGCTGTCGCGGCGCTGGAAGCCCTCGCGCTGGGGCAGGACGCAAACGACGATCCCTTTCCCGAGGCGGCGTAACCCCCCACCGGGCGCCCGCGTGGCGCCCCCCGCCGGCGCGCGTGTCAGGGAAACACCGACACGCGAATCAGGGTTGGCCTGATAGAGGACGGGCGAGCCGTTGCCGATACGAGAGGTATCGGCCTTGTATCCACTCCTACACACGAAAGAACGACGTATGCGTACCCCTCTAGCTACCATGACCCTCGCCGCGCTCCTGAGCCTTCCAGGGCTGGCCAGTGCGGATGTCCAAGAATGTCGAGTCCTCAATGGCAAGATGACCTGTGAGATGGTCAGACCAGGACGGCGGCTTCATGTCAGCTCACAACCGCGTCAGATGTTCCTTGGGAAAGTGACCAACGTGCTCGATCACGAGACACTGCAGGTCGAGACGGATGGCAAGACGGTTCGTGTGCGGCCGGTGATCCATAGTGCGTGGGCGATCAGCGCTGCAGAGGTGCGTGTCGTCTGTCTCAACCGTATGGTCGCTGTGTACATACGTCAGGCAGACACGGACACGGTGCTCGCTGATGTGCTCCTGGATAACGTGGAGAACCTCAGTACGGTTCTTGCGCAGGCAACCAGAGAGAGCCCAGCCGCGGGGGTCTTCCGTACGCAGCAAGTCGAGAAGAAGGCGCGTGAGCAGGCGGAAGTCCACGCACGCCGCGCCGCAGCCGTCAGCGCGCCGGTCGCGAGTGTGGAGGGAACTCCGACGCCCTCGATTCCGCCGATGTGGCTCTTTCGGGAGTATCGGAGTGCGGCGCTACCGGGTGTCATCCTTGAAGGAGTAACGACACGTTCTTTTGGGTCGCATGGGCACTCCTTAGAAGGAACTCTTCGCAATCGCACGTCCATCCCCCTGGTCTTTATCAAGCTGACGCTTGAATGGCAAAACCATGGGACAGTCAGCGACACAACGACGACCTATGCCGTGACGTCAGAACCCTTGCCACCAGGTGGCGCGAAAATGTTTCAGACGTTGACGAGCGCCCAGGCAAACGATTATCGCATCCTGCTCAGCATCCCTGGCATGTCGCAACCGATTGTCTTCACACCCGAGCTGCGCTAGCCGCCCCTCGCCCCCCTGCGCCTGGCGGTGGGCGGTGAGGTCGATCACCTGCCTGGTGCTTCCGCTCTGCTTCCGTCCAAGCAAGAAGAGGGAGGTTTCATGAGCCGTTCCTGCACGATTTCTCAGCCTCTTCTTGCCTCTCACACTTCACCAGTCCAACTGTTACACTGGCAGTGTTCCCAGTGTACGCCGTGGTACGCTCTGATGCACCTTCCTACGCCAGAGAACTCTACATCAAGGACATACACTTCCTCTCTGGTACCCTGTACTACTCTGTGATACTCTGTCTTTCCTTTTCGTGTGCTTCCGTCCTGCTTCCGTGTCTGTGCTATGCTTCCGTCCTGACCCCAGGGAGGACCTATGCCCAAACTCACCAAGCGCCTCGTCGAGCAGCTCGCGCCCCAGGCCGCTGACTACTTTGTCTGGGAGCCAGAGATCCCTGGGTTCGGTGTGCGGGTCTACGCCAGTGGCCGCAAGAGTTACCTGATCCAGTACCGCGATGCGTCCGGACGCACCAGGCGGTTGGCACTCGGGCCGCATGGCGTGCTCACACCGGAGCAGGCCCGCGTCCTCGCCCAGACTCATCTGGCACAGGTGCGTGCCGGTGGCAACCCGGCGCAGGAGAAGCACACAGCGCGCGCCCAGCCCACGGTCGCCGCGTTCGCCCAGCGCTTCCTGGATGAGCGCGCCCACGCGCTCCGGCCCCACACGCTCAGGGACTATAGGGGCATGCTGGAGCGCGCGGTGCTGCCGGCGTGGGGGACGCGGATGCTCTCCGGCGTAAGCCGCACGGATGTGCAGGCCCTGCACGCGCGCCTCGCGGCCACCCCGACCCAGGCCAACCGGGTGCTGTCGCTCGTGCGGACCCTGTGGCAGGTGGCCGAAACGTGGGGGCTGCGTCCGGAGGGCTCGAACCCGGCACGGGGGATTACGCGCTTTCGGGAAGTACCCAGGGAGCGGTATTTGACGCCCGTAGAGCTTGCCCGTCTGGGCGCGGTGCTGAAGGGGGCCGAGGCGCATGGGCTGGCCTCACGCTGGACAGTCGCACTGATCCGCCTGCTGCTTCTGACCGGGGCACGCTGGGGCGAAATCCAAACGCTGCGGTGGGAGTGGATCGACTGGCAGCGCGGGGCCGCCAGGTTGCCGGAGTCGAAGACGGGTGCCAAAACGCTCTACCTGGCCCCGGCTGCGCTGGCGGTGCTGAGGGACCTTGAACCACAGACGCATGGCCTGGTGTTGCCGGGACGTGCAGGCCGTCCACGGGTCCATCCCATGAAACAGTGGAAGCGGGTGTGTGCAGCAGCCGAGATCACCAATTTGCGGCTGCACGATCTCAGGCATACGTTCGCGTCGTTTGGGGCTACGCTGGGACTGTCCCTACAGGTGGTCGGGCGCTTGCTCGGGCATGTCGATACGCACACGACGCAGCGATACGCGCATCTGGCGCCTGATCCGGTGGCCCAGGCGGCGCGGCTGGTCGGGGAGGCGTTGGAGCGGGCGTTGGGTGGGTAGGCTCGCACTGCGATGTCCAGGCACGCGTTACTGGCTGGGACCATAGGCAGTCGAAAGGAAATCAATCAATTTTTTCCGGTCTTGCTGTGGCATATTACTGCTCGCTGCCTGCAGTTCCCAATCCACATGTTCCCCTGAGCATTCTGTATCATCATAAAATGCGTTGACAGACACACCTAACGCAACCGCTATCAAGCCTACGTCATCAGCGTGCACGCGCACCAATCCCTTCTCCCAGCGATAAATCTCTTGTTGGGTACGGCCGATGCGTGCCCCGAGTTGTCGCTGGCTCATCTTCTTAGACTTACGAAGCTGGCGAATGCGATCAGCGATGCTCATACCAAAAATAAACCATATTGTTGTGAAAACAGCAAAACACGTATCGGCGTGTCATCGCCATAACTTAAGCATAGATCGTCTTTTTTCCTTGCAACTCACAACAGGTTTGATGAAAATATGTGAGAGAGACATCAAATCTGATGAGAGGGTATATGACGACTCTAGGACAACGGGTGCGTGCATTGCGCAAGCAACGGAAATGGACGCAACAGCGGTTAGGAGAGGCTCTCGGGCGGTCGCAGCAAGAGGTGTATCGGTGGGAAAAGGGTCTTGTGCGCCTTCCTGCTGAGGATCTTGTCTTGTTGGCCCGCGTCTTTGAAGTGTCTGTCCTGTCGTTTTTTCCTGAGGACGACGCACTAACGACGACGGTGCGTACCCATGCCAGTCTCAGTGAGGCGTTGCGTGCGTGTGCAGAACATGCCGCGGCGATGGCCACTGCCATGCAAGACGTCGCGCTGTATGCGGAAGTAGTGGCACCATCCAACGGCCAGGACCACGCCCATGACTGATCTCCTCACTACCCACGAAGCGGCGTCCTACCTCAGACTGTCGCCACGCACGCTGGAGAACTGGCGGGTACGTGGTAGCGGACCGCGCTTTCACAAATTTGGGGACAAGGTGCTCTACGAGCAGCACGATATCGACACGTGGGTCGCGGAGCAGGCCCGCACCTCCACCAGCGACCCCGGTCCCCTCCCCCCGCCCCCCACCCCGCGCGCCGCGCTGCACGCGCTGCCGCCGCGACGACGTGGGTCGCGGGCGCAACACTGAGGAGACACGTATGGCCCCACCCCGCCGCTGGGCAACGCCTCCGGAGATCCACGACCCCGAGCGTCTGCGGGACGACACGCAGCGCCGCCGCCGGGCGCTGGAGGCCGGCGGGTGCCAGACGTACACGGTGGGGATGCGCCGCGGGCAGGCGGCGATCGTGTGCCTGTGCTGCGGGCTGGGGAGTGGGCATCCGCAGGACATGGAGGAGCGGTTTTGCGGATTTTGCCGCACGTGGCACAGTGAGTGGAGGGAGAGTCCGTGAGACGCCCGAAGCCCATCTATCCTCCCGAGTGGCCAGACGTCTCGCTCGCCATCCGGACCCTGCGTGCGACCGGGCAGTGCGAGTGTACCGGGGAATGTGGACTCCACCGCACGCATCCGGGACCCCGGCGCTGCATCGAAGTGGGTGGCACGGGGGCCATCCATGCCACAGGGACGGTGGTGCTCACCGTCGCGCATCTGTGCCTGTGTGAGCCGCTGTGCGCGGATCCGCAGCATCTCAAGGCGATGTGTAACCGCTGTCACCTGCGTACCGACATGGCCTTGCACCAGCGCCATGCGGCCGAGACGAGACGCCTGACCAAGGAGGCTTTGGGGCAACTGCCGTTGTTCGGGAGGCGTGATGGCCATGCCTGATGTCCCCCTACGCCTGCAACTGGCGTGTGCAAAAAGAGAGCTCGCCCTGAGAATATGCCTCTACCCGCACCTGGTGGCGCACGGGACACTGTTGCCGCGCACGGCGATGCGCGAGCTGGCGCAGATGCGCGCGATCATCGCGACGCTGAAGGGGTTGGTCGAGGCGGAGCGCGGAGGTGAGGGGCAGGGGGAGATGTTTGAGGCGCGCGCGGGACGCGAGGCGGAGGAGCCATGAACGACGAACAAGTGTGGGCGCTCTTCCTGGCCTGGGAAACCGCCTCCCGTGACTGCATCGACGTGAAACGTCTCTATATCGACATGGCGGGAGACCTCGTCTCTGGCGTCCTTCTCAGCCAGATTCTCTATTGGCACCTGCCCATGACGACCGGGAGCGAATTGCGCATGATCGCGCATGGCTGCGGCGTCAGGCATGAGGACAAGTGGTGGCTTGTCAAGAAGCGAGAAGATTGGTGGGAGGAATGCCGTATCACGCCCAAGCAATTCGATAGATCAAGTGACGTTCTTATCAAGAAAGATTACATTTCTATCAAGAGATTTCACTTTCATGGACTCCCCACCATTCATCTCCATCTGCATGTGATACCTTTTCTCGCCAGTATGAAAATGATTTTGTTCCCGGGAAATTCCAATTTGACCTTTGGGGAAGTTGGAACTTTACCTTTGGGGAAGTTGGAATTTGACCTTTCGTCAAATTGGAATAATGATAATACAAGGGAAGAGATTTCCGGAAAGACTGAAAGAGAGAGCAAAGCTCCCTCTCCTACCTCTCCCGAAGCAGGGGTCCAATTTTCCCCCTCTGTGGGACCG